ACTCGCACTTGATGCACTTGCTGCAGCATTAGTCTCTGCAGTCTCAGCAGCAGTCTGTGCAGCTTCAGCGGCTGCTTGAGCAGTCTCGGCATTAGTCTCTGCAAGTTCTGCTGCAGTCTGTGCAGTCTGAGCAGCAGAGGCTGCATTGCTTGCAGAGGTTGCAGAGTTAGCAGCCGCAGTCGCTAAGTTACTTGCATCAACTGCAGAGGCTGCTGATGCTAATGCAGAAGTTTCTGAAGCATTTGCGTAGTTCTGTGAGCTAGTAGCACTTGTCGCTGCATCAGAGGCGCTTGTAGCCGCTGCAGAGGCGCTGGAGGCACTCGCTAATGCTGAAGTGTTTGCAGCCTCTTGAGCAAGCTCTGCTGAAGCCTGAGCAGTTTCTGCACCAGTCTCTGCAAGCTGTGCAGCATCACGGGCAGCAACAGCGGTTGAAGCAGAACTCGAAGCAGACGTTGCTGAGTTCGATGCAGAGGTTGCTGAAGCGGTGGCAGATGTTGCAGAGGTTGAGGCACTTGAGGCAGATGTTGATGCAGAAGCAGCAGAGGTACTCGCAGACGTTGCTGAGTCCTCGGCGTTTCCTGCGGAAGCACTGGCGCTCGCTGCATCCGCTTGTGCAGATGTGGCAGAGGCACTTGCTTGAGACGCTGAAGTGGCAGCACTGGCAGCAGAGGCGGCAGCGTTGGTAGCTTGTTCAGTAACTGCCTGCACTGTTGCATCAGTTGTTGAATCACCAGCACCACCTATACCACGATATATTGCCATGTGTCTCTCCAGTGTATTGAATTAGGAAGGTCAGGGGAGCATTACACTCCCCCGCCTAGTCTGATTAAGCTGGCAATGCCAATACGAAACCAGTTTCAGGACGCAGTACTTCTACGCCATACAGAGTGTCTGCAGTGTAGAGGTTAGCAAGGAACTCTTGCTTGTACTGAGTTTGTGAACGGATACCCATTTGCTCCGCCAATACGAATGTGTCCTTGTGGAACAACATAGCGGCTTTGAGATCACGTGTAGAAGTAGTTGCAGTGTTGTCACCAGCAGTCTCGATCACTGGGCAGTTAGATGTGACATAGATGTCAACACCATACAGTGAACCGATTTGACCGTTGTTAACACCACGACCGTTGACGAAATCAGAAGATACGTAACGATCAATACCAAGGATAGTCTCACGTGCTGCAGGTGGGATCACCAACACACGGTTGTCCATCGGAGTATCCTGATCGTCCATCAACTTGATCAACTGACGGAATGCTAAGTCAGTGAACAGGTCTGTGTCTTCTACTGTGTCAGCAGCGTAGGTAGCGATACCTAATGCAGCGTTAGAGTAGTATACGTTTGTGTGAGTCCAGTCAGCGCCAGAAGTTCCAGCGTCACCCAACTGCTGACCCAACAAGAACACGTCGTCATCAATCTGCTTCGCAAGAGCGTAGCCAGCGTCATCAGTGTAGAACCGACGCATTGAATCGAGTGCCTGTACAGCAACGATATCCTCGATCAAACGAGAGTATTCGTAGTGCTTGTTGATTGTTACAATGACTTCAGACTCTACTGCGTTCTGAATTGTAACAGCAGTGTTCTCTGCTTTGACGTTTGCTGAACCACGAGTTGGCTTAGGAATATGAAGAGTGTCACCCTTCTTGCCAACCATTGACATCTTGTTAACGAGGTTAGCAAGGACAAGGTTCTTTTTGTATGCGGCGATGATTTCATCGGACCACAGTTCGGGGATAAACTTATCAGCTTCGGTAAGACCGATAGCTCCAGTCATAGTAGGGTAAGTTGAAGTAGCCATGATAATCTCCTAATAGCTATCTATTTAACCCTTCCCTCTGCATAAGCCTGTCGGATCTCTCCAGCTAAAGCCATGTAGCGGTCGGGGTCTGTTTGCATCAGTTTAATAATATCAGCACGACGATAGACCTTGCGTGATGGTCTTTCTCCTGAACCCTTTGCGCTACCTGTTGAAGCAGATTTCAGTTGACGTTTCCGATCATCCTTCTGCAAATCATTTGTCTCTTTGACAATGTTCTGACGTTCCTTCCAACTTGTTAGGAGTTCGTCAGCAGCATCGAAGTCAAAGCGTTGATCTGCACGCTGGTATAGTTCGGTACGCACCTTAGACTTAGCAACCCATTCTGCAAACTTTTCATCACCAATGATCTCTTTGAAATCAGGATGATTAGACTGCAGTTTGTTTAAGATCTCTGCTTGCTTCATGGAACGGGATAGTTCCTCAGCCTCTTTGATCTTTGGATGCGAAGACAGCTTGTGTTCAATGTAGCGGTCAGGATCTTCAAAGAAATCCAGATCTTCGTCTTTTTGTTGTGGGCTAGGCGTTTCCAATTGAGTCTTTACGAAATCGTCTACGATCCGACGTAACTCTCCAACTTCTGAACTCTGTCGCCCTAGGAGCTTTTCAGCTTCTTGATGCATCTGAACAATGTCTTTAATCGACTTGCCCTGATACTTCTCGGGGACTTCGGGTTCTTCTACGTCAGGGGTTGGCTCTTGAGCTTCCTGCTGTTCTTCGTCAAAGTTATTAAGTTCTTCGTCGTCCTGTAAATCTTCGGGACTATCTTGAATAAATCGTGCCATATTGTTAAACTCCGTGGCAATAGCCATTATGGATAGTTAGTTCTTACGGGCGGCTCTTTCGTGATCTCTTGCCCACTTATCATCAGCGCCGGGAAATCCGAAACCTTTGAATTGCGTAGAGACTGGAGAGATTATCCGCTTACTTGCGTGACCACAAGAATGACAAGTGGATAGTTGCTCAGATGAGTCTACCCATTGTTCTTCTACTACGTCACATGTAGTGCATCTAAAATCATACCTACGAATCATAAATCCGTTCCATATGATAATCGTATGCGCTACGAATACCGTTCTCAAAAGTTAATACTCTCTTGAGAGCGTTACGTTCACCTTTAACATATTGAAGATGTTCACCATCTTTGATATCTTCAATTCTTTGGTTGGCTACAATGTCTCGGATCTCTCCAATGAACTGTGCCCAACCATCTTGAATGAACAAATCAAAGTATGTTTCATAATACTTCTGTTCTTCAGGTGTCAAAGCATTCTCCTGTTGGTGCTTTAGATGCAATTATTATACCATACTTTTTTGCAAATGTCAAGTACTTTTTTCAGTTTTACGTAAATTAACTTGCTTTTGTTCTAGTTCTGTGATTCTGTCATCTAATTTCTTAAAGATCTTATTGACTTCTTCCAGTACTTTTTGCAGTTCAGTCTTCGTTACGATCATGGTTGAGATCTCATCTGACGTTCAACAATCTCTTCTTTGCTCGCAATCTCACGCTCTTTGAGCACTAACTCTGCCAGCTTGACACGACGTTCAAACTCTTTGTCAGTCTCGTCAGCACGGGCACTACTCGATAATGCAGCCAGACGCTTAGTCTCTTCCGCCACTGGTAGCAACTGAGTCTCAACAGCGTTCTGCTCGATACGGCTTTGGATCTCAGCGATCTGTGCTTGGATGTATTGCATTGTCGCTTGCTCTTTAGCCATCTGCATCTGCATCATCTGCTCTTGCATCGCCTGTTGTTCAGGGTTAGGCTGGTTCGCTTGACGTAATCCTTCAATGATCTGCTCACGGTTAGACAAGTTCATGTTGTCAACGATAGACTCAATCAATAATGGATACATCGGGGAATCAGGTGACATTGTTTGCAACAACTGTACCAACTGAGTGACCTCATATTCCCGTGCAATGATGCCCAGTGTTGATGTGGTGATGAACTTAAAGTCACGTGCAGGATAACGCTCAGGGTCAAACTGCATATAACGGTGTGCAACCTTCTTTACCATTGGAATCAGGAAAGACTCTTGGAAGTTAATCAAGGTACGCTTGTGACGCTTGATGATTGCACCCAGAGACATTGAGATACCAGCAGCAGTGCCTTCGCCATTAATAGATCCGGGGATACCAGCAGAGTCAATCGCTCCTGTTGCCATCTGAACCATGCGCTGAAGCTCTGCACCCTGAGTAAATGAGACTTGATCTAACTGACCGAAGTGCATTGGGTGCAGAATCTCACGAGGATCACCATTCGTGAGGATAGCTTTA